AATGCAAAGGCTGCAAAACCTGTTCCCTCGTTCATATAGGCAGCTTGGAGGTCTTTTTAATTAGGTTGAGTGACTGTGCTTCTTCTCTAATCTCCGACTTCAAGGCAGAGGATACAAGAGTGGCTGCCACTTCAACTTCTAGGCCAGTCTCTTTACAATAATGGCAAATAGCATCCATCAATCCAATCCTTTTGTTTACTGCCAATTCTTTAACCATTATACTAAATTCTGAAATTTCATCTTTTGTGGGCATATCAATTCTTATAAAATATGTGTTGACCAATCTTGGTAACCTTCTTCAAATTCCATCCAGGGTTTACATAACTGGCATGATAATACATTGAATTTGTCCTTGCTATTTTATCATGAACCGATGGTTCTGTCAAGGCCATCCTCGCAACTATTTCTGATTCTTGCCATTGGTACCTGTTTTGAACTACCAGATTCTTTACGCAAGTCCATGAGAACTGGCATACTAATAGGTTATTTGCCGAGTATGTTCTTTGGTAGACAACCTCGCAAATTGTTTTAGGGAATTTAGGATTATTAGCACGGTTCAATACGACCTGTGCTACGGCTAGTTTACCTTCAAATGGCTCTGATGCGGCCTCATGGTAGATATTTCTAGCTAAGCATTCCATTTGCTTTTTGAAATCTTTTGATACCTCTTCCTGTACCTGATTGGCAATTATATCCTGTGCCAATGTAGGAATTGTATAGGCAAGAATGGTTACAGTTAAAAATATTGCTATGTGTTTTAGTGATTTTGATGAGAACATCATATCTCCTTTTGTTTACAGTCGGTGCTTTGACCTTGGACCCAAGTACTTCTGATTTATAGATGGGGGTTGAAAAAATGATGGATGATTCTGTTGCTAAGTTCATCCACCGAAACTCCGCTTACCTATTAGGCAGCAAGTGCATACTTTTCATCGTTTGCGGTTACTTAATTTAGTTATTACGCCTTCTCTGGCGATTCTCCATTATTATACTAATCAGGCAATCGATTCTATTCATCCCCAACGAAACATACTATGGCACTTTAGAGTTTCTCTGAGTGACTTTGGGATACCAGCCCTAATCGTTTTACGGATTCTAATATGCTTCGGTGGAGATGGGGAGATTCGCACTCCCGTCTTGCCAAACTTTTTAATAACTTCTACGAATCTTTACAGTATAACATGGTATTTATGTATTGTCAAGCGTTTTTGTAATATTCCTGACTTAATTACACCAAGATTGTTTGGCCTCACCATAGTATTCTCTTGCGTATCCGTTTTGGATTAAAGACATACGCAACGATTGACCATCAAGTAATACATCACCAAGAACTCTACCACCATACTTGTCCCAATCCATTAATATAACTTGTCTGCTTGTTGCTTGTGATACCATCTTCTTGGTAAACTCTGATGCGGCTGCACCTTTAGTGGCTTCTGATTCACATTGAGCACGAAATCCTTTTTCTGGAGTATCAACACCAAACACACGAATTGATAACTCTTTCTTTAGTGGTTCTGGTAACCATAGTGCTTGAAATGCCACAGTATCACCATCAATAACACGGGTGATAACTGCATTGTATGTCACACCTTGTTTTTGTTTTTGTGCAAACAATGGTGTAGATAGTATTAGTAATACAAGTAATAGTTTTTTCATTTGTCTTTCTTTATTGAATTTATAAATTTACGATATACGGATGCTGCTTCTGTTTTACCCATTACTTTAGCTCTTTGTTCCATAGCAATTGCAGCTTGCATTTTATGTGCATGAGAACGACCACTAGATTTTATTTTTCTTACACTTTCTTCAGCATCTTCTGTTGTAGCAAACTTTAAACCGTGAATCGTACCTTTTGGATCTTCATCTGTATATAAATCTGAATGCTTATCGGATTTATCTGGTTGACCTGGTTTTTTAGGTATTCTAGGTTCTTCAACAATGTATTGCTTAAATTTTTTCATTTTTGTTCTTTGTAAAATTTAATCGCCTCAACTAAACCATCTATGTGGTCTTCCGTTTTCTCTATAAAGATAAGAGGTGGGTTATCTTCAACTGCCATGATTACGACTAGTTTATTTATGGGTGTGCCAATGAGTTCTTCATACATCAAAGCATATGCAGTTGTCTGCCAAAAATAATCTAAAATGTTTTCTCTTACTTTTATTTTAGCTGAAGTTTTAAAATCAATAGATGCCAATTCACCATCAAACTCAGCAATACAATCTACACGGCCTGCCATACCTAATTGTGTTGACCATAGAGCCTGTTCTTGATAGTGTATATTGTTAATACGATTGAGTTCTGGTTTAAGAGCAACAAACATTTCTTTGGCATCAGGCATCATATCACCTGTACCTTGATTGTTTAAGTATCTCTCACATAGAGTATGCACATTGGTGCCACGACCTGTGGCCTTCTTTGAGATTTTGTTAGCGACTTCTTCACCAACTCTCTTACGCCATGCCTTGATGGCTTCTTTCTTTTGCGCCCCTAGAACGGTGGTGACAGATGGCAACCTAGTTCCGTCAGGTAAAGAGTAGTATCTTTTACCATCAGGAAATGTGGTTGATTTGAGGTCTTGAAGTGGTTTTGGTGGGCAATATGTAAACATAATATAATCCTATCATAAAACTATTATATAGTCAAGCTGTAAATATTAAGGTTTTGTTAATCCCATTCTAATATTTTCGGCTTGAATTTTTAGTCGTTCAATTTCTTCTTCACTAATGAATGACGATGGCATTGTTGAAATATCGGGAGTATTCAAAATCACAGTCATTTTTTGAATTGAGATTATGTCTTTATCACAACCATTACAATGCAATGCATCAATTTCTTCCTGAGATATGTCTGCATTACAAATAGGACAATTATTATATTCCCATTTTTCTGAATTTTTAATAATCATTGATAAGTTCCATAAATTGTTCCAAGTGTTACAACTGTAAGTGTGCCGCCGCCCGAACGAATTGAATACCCACCAAGTCCTCCAGTACCCTGAGTTGCTACAGTCGAACCGCCTGAGCCACCTCCTTGACCAGGGTATCCGTTACCTGCCCAAGCCGGTTGGTCAGTATAAGATACTGAACCTCCTCGGCCACCAGATGCACCATAATAAAATACTGGAGATGATACACCACCACCTGAACCCGGCAAAGGAGCACCACCCGTGTAATTTGGATTCCAAATATCGTATATAGATATATTACCTCCAGCTCCAGAATAATTCGTTAAACCATTTGAACCTGCCGAAGGGTTTTGATATCTAGTCCAACCAATATAATACACACTTGCGCCTGCTGCGCCGCCAAATGAAGGAACAATCTGAGTTCCTGTTCTACCACCAACACCACCTCCACCACCTTCATAAACAACCGAATCATATGAGGCACTAGCACCACCACCTCCTCCACCACCGCCACCACCGATAATTCCGTTATTGGTTAATGTTAAATTTGCATATCTGATAATTGCATCTCCAGCAGCTCCGCCATTTCCACCATTTTTAGATGTTCCGTAATCTGGACCTGCACCTCCGCCACCGCCACCGCCACCACCACCGAAGATTGCACCTGTGCTAGAATTAATTAAAGTGGTTGAATAAGAAATACTCATACCTACACCACCAGGACCTCCAGCACCTGCAGTACCAGCACCATATCCTCCATAACCAGCAATGATTCCATTATTAGTAACAGACACAGTAGAGTAAGTTGGAAGTGAGTCTATAGCAAACGCAGGAGTACCACCATAACCAACTCCATAAACAGTAACACCAGAATTAATAGTTATATTGGCGACAACTGGTTTTACTCCATCCCATCCAGCACTACTCATAACAGAATTTAGATTATAATTACCATAGTTGGTAGTAATAGTTGAAGTGTAATAAAATATTCCAGTTCCACCATAAAAACTAGACATGGATAGTTGTCCTGAAATTGGTATACCAGAATTTGCTGGTAAACTTGTTACATATGATCCATTGCGATAATATTCATCAATTGAAATAGGAGTTGATCCACCAAATTGACTCTGTAAGTCATCAAGTGATATTTGACCTGAAGCAGGGAGAATTGCCATGGTTTTTTATTATTTTTATTGTTAAACCTATATTTAGGTTAATTATAGTATGAAATCCTATGTGGATCAAATGATGAGGTAGTTACCTTCTCCTCATACTCTCTGACATTTCTTGATAATTCTATTAATTCTTCTTTAACTTTTTCTTTGTTATTGTACTCATGATATAGGCGCTCTCGTTTGGTCATCGTTCGCTTTTGGCTCATGGAAATCCTTTAAGTTAGTTAGAAATAATTTACCACTCCCTTGGCATCTTGGTTTTGTGGCTCTTGTGTAAGGTATTACCTGGAACAGTATCTTTGATTCGCTGGATAACACCTTGTTCAAAGGCCTTATCAGCTGTCATAGTACCTGGAACAGACATACGACCAGCATCAGAGAATACAGGTAGGTTTTTGGCCATAAAGTGTTGTTGTAGATGCGGATTCTTCTCTTTAAAAGAACGGAGAATTGTGTGGGACATTTTGTGTTCTTCAATTTCATTTGTCTCAGTATTTAGAAAATCATATGACGGCATGACAGGATTCTTTCGCTTGTTTTAAAAATTCACTTAACCATTTTGGTCGTTCTCTACTATTTATCTTACCTTTCCATGACCATAGGTGTTCTTTATTCATCACATAGTATCTGTGATAGGAAGTAAGAGAATCACCAGGCACTTTACATTCATCAGGCATGGCTGGTGTGGGACCAGTGAATACTCCTTTTGGACAATTATCTGGAACTCTAGCCAAATCAGGTATTAGTCTTGCTGTTGCATGAATTTTACCATAGCGATATGTGAATTCTTTTTGCAATTCACACCACATATTGTATAACCAAAGATAATTTTCTCTACTTTGACGAAGCCAAATAGCAGAAGGATGATTCATCATTGTGGGCTTCATG